CTTGGACGGCAACATGGCTATATCCCACAACGCTTCGTTCGACGAACTGCTCTACCATGAGGGTTTGGCTAAAGGTTGGTGGAAGGGTCCAGAGTTTGTTGAATGGAACTGCACTGCCGACATGGCGTCTTTCTTAGGCATCCCTCGCGCACTGAAGAACGCATCCAAGGAAGTCTTGGGAATCGAGGTGTCAAAAGAAGTCCGCGACAACATGAAGGGGCAGAACTGGGGAAGCATGACCCCGGAGTTCCAGAAGCAGGTGAGCGAGTATGCCATCAAGGATAGTGTTCTCTGCCTTGACTTGTGGAATGCTGTGTCGGATAAGTGGCCGGACACGGAACGCAGGATCAGTCAGATCAACCGCATGATTCTCCGTAATGGTATCCCGATGGATGTCAATGAACTGAAGACTCAAAAAGATTTCCTGAAAGCTGAGTTGTTTAAAGTCGAACAACAGATCCCTTGGTCCGACGATGCTCCGATCCTTAGCCCAAAAGCATTCAATAATGCTTGCCGTGAGGTTGGTATCGAACCACCAAAAAGCCTTGCTATGGGCGACCCTGATGCGGAAGAGTGGGTCCGCAGATATGGGAAAAAGTTTCTGTGGGTAGAAGCTGTTAGAAACTGGAGACGTATCAACGCACTTCAGAAGAAGCTGGAATCCATTTATCATTCGACTAATGCTGTGGGCAGGTGCTATATCGGACTGACTTACTTTGGGGCGCATACCGGACGCTTCTCCGGGAGTGGTGGGAACTTTAACGTCCAGAACCTCCCCCGCGCTGAAATGTTTGGGGTGAACCTCCGGTCGCTGATTACCGCTCCTGCCGGTAAGAGTTTTATTGTGGTAGACTTGTCTCAGATCGAGGTCCGCACCCTAGCGTGGTTGGCGGGAGACCAAGACCTGTTGGCGGAGATCGCACAGTCCGACGACATCTACGAAGTCTTCGCTATTCGATTCGGCATGTGGTCCAAGGACCGGGGGTCTCTCAGAGCAGAAGACCCTAAGCTCCGCCATAAAATCAAGACCATCGTCCTCGGGTGTGGCTATGGGGCGGGGGCAAAAAAGTTCTCGGAGATCTCCGACATGGACATGGTCGAGGCTTTTGAAGCAGTCCACCTGTATCGACGGGCGTTGCCCAAAGTCCCAAAACTTTGGTCCCGGTATGATTCCTGCCTATACTCCGCTTTCCAGACGGTCAGTTCTGGTAGGAAGTGGGATCTGACGCTACCATCTGGTAGGTCGCTCAACTACTCTGGCATATCTTTTGTATCTCACAACGGAGGAAGGCAGTGTGTTATCGACAAGATTATCGGAGGCAATAAACGCAAGACCCGTGTTTGGGGCGGGGTCATCACAGAAAATGCATCGCAAGCACTTGCGCGAGATATCTTCTGCCACCACATTGTGACACTCCACGAAGCGGGGCATAAAATCCTATTCCATGTCCATGATGAAGTCGTCATCGAAGCTCCTTCGGAAGGTGCTGAAGAAACCTTGAAGGAAGTGGTAAATATCATGTCCACCTCACCGGAGTGGATCGACCTACCCCTTAGTGCCGAAGGGAAGATTTTGAAACAATACGAAAAATGAGATACATCGATAACCTTAGAAGTGACGAAGCAAAGAAGCTGGACGACCCTCAATCAAAGTCGAAGGGCTACGCCATTCCGCAGTTTGAAAACAAGGCTGAGTTCCGCGACTGGTGCGCAGAGTTTAACACTAAGCACGCTTTCATCAGCTACTGCGAGGGTGACTCACCCCGAAAGCGGGTGTCGTCGAAGAACCCTGTGAACAAAGTCAGCGGGTTTATTGCCGACTTCGATGCTCCGGTTGATTGGGTTTCAGTTAAAGACATCATCAACGCCGCGCTCCCTGTCGCACCTACGTGGATTGCGAAAACCTTCAGCGGGTATATCCGCATGATTTGGGAGTTTGAGGAACCCTTGCCTATCGACCCCAACATGTATGATGCGTTTATCCGGGAGTTGGCGCGGAGTCTCAAGGCTCCGAAAGCGATGGCTGGGTTTGACGAGTGTAGCTACAAGGCTTCTCAGTATTATGAAATCGGGTCCGACTGGACTAAGATGGGGTCCGTAGTTCCCGGCGACTTCGTCTATACCGCTCTTGTAAAAGTCGCTGGGACACGCCCCCCTACTTCTTCGGACACGACCGTCCCAATGGACATCGTCGCAGCAGAAATCGAGGCACAGTATCCCGGACGATGGCACGGGGAGATAGAGGTTGGTGCGCGGGGTCCGTTGTTCTGGATTGAAGACGGGATCAACAGGGATGGGTGTCAGATCGCAGAAGACGGAGTTATCTGTTACAGTGATCGTGCAGGTAAGGGTTTCGTTTCATGGCGAGAGATATTGGGTAAGACGTTCATTGAACAATACGAGCGTAAGAAGATCGGAACCGTCCTAGACGAATACTGGTTCAACGGGAAAAGCTTCTTCAAACTCCTCAAAGGAAGCTCCGTAACCATCCCCAAGGACCAACTACTGTTGGAGTTGAAAGCTGCGAACTTCTCTTCAAAACCGAAGAAGAATCAAGTCCTTACGGAAATTGAACAAGCAGTCCTTGCGATTTCCAACCACAACCGAGTGGATGAGATTGCTCCGGTCGTGTTCTCATCAGAGCGCATTGTGGAACACAACGGACATCGAATTCTAAACTCGGCATCCATTGAGCCTATCGAACCCGCTGATGATGGAGACCCAGCCCTGTGGCCTTTTATGAATGTGTGGTTGAGCCAGATGTTTATCCCTGCATATGGCATCACTGGACCAAGACCTGCGACCGACTATCTGTTTGCTTGGATCAAGAGATTCTACCTAGCTGTTCTTAACCGTAAGTTTTCCCAAGGACAAGCACTGCTACTGGTTGGGCCTACCAACAAGGGGAAGTCCCTGCTATCCAACAAGGTTATCTCAGCAATGGTTGGGGGGCTTGCAGATGCTTCCGAATACCTGTCCGGGCAAACGAAGTTTAACAAGGATCTTGCACGGGTCGCGGCATGGGTGATTGACGATACCGTATCCGCAGCGTCATTCCAAGATCAACGCAGGGCTACAGAACTTATCAAACGAGCAGTAGCAAACCCCCGCATCGAGTATCACGCCAAATACGTTGATGCCGTCTCAATCCCTTGGACAGGTAGGGTAATCCTTTCACTGAACATGGATGCCAACAGCTTGTCAGTCATCCCAGCACTCGACAGTTCCAACCGGGACAAACTACTCGCTTTGCGAATTAGTGACGCAGCCACCAGTAACTTCCCGTCGAATAATATCCTTGAGGATATCATCGACAAGGAACTGCCCCACTTCTGCAAATACATCTTGGATTGGGTTGTCCCGCAAGATATCGAAGTCTACTCCCGTTTCGGGATCGAAAGCTACATCGATGAGTCCATCGCATCCGCAGCCTATGACAACTCAAGCCGGTCATCTATTGCGGAACTGGTTGAGTTCTTTGCGATTCACTGCCGCGCAGCGAACCCAACTATGGTCGAGTGGACTGGGACGGTTACTCAGTTCCAAGTGCTGGTGCAGGAATACAACAACGGTCGCCATGTGGGACAGTCAGCGAACCTTGAGTTCGTTCGCCGGGGGGTTGCCGCTATGGAGGAGGCTTACAAGAGTAACACCAAGCTCCGCCCTGTTGTGTCCATAGGCAGTGGTGGAGGTAAGGTCTGGACAATCGGGATCGAAGAGCGTTTCGACATCATTCAAAACCTACACTAATACTTACGAATAGATCTATACCTGCTTCTTCGTATGTTATATACGTCGAGAAAATTTAATAAAGCAACCTCTCTAGCTCTCTAAATCTTTTGTCCGAATGCCAAATTTCTTTAGTTTTAGGAGTGTAAAACCCTTCCTTTGTTTCAATTTGCTTACCCTCTTCTAATACAAGAGTTGATGGTTGGTAAATATTTAATTTACCAATAATCTGAGTTGGGTAAGGTTTTGAAGCGCAGGAAAAAAGAAAGAGGCTAAAGACGACTAAGTATTTTTTCATATTTTATTTTCTCTTTCTGAACTTGTAAAAAAAGAAAATCTGCTCGTTGAGTAGAGTCTTCTGTTTTCTCGTCTCTGTTTAATTCGATTTCTTTGATAAGGCTTACTTGTTTTTTCTCAGACTCTTCAAGCATATCATAAATTAACTTCTCTTTCTTAAGAGTCCAGAAAGCTGATAGTGCGTGGAAAAGTCCTGTAAGTGCTGCTATCAAAAGTTAAACATTAAAAAAGTTTTAGTGTTTTCAGTGGCGTCTCAAAGAGGGGCTACCCGCTTCGTTGACCCGTGACTCTTTTTTCATCACGCTTCGTTTGTCGATACTTGTCCGTTGCTTACGACAACTTCTGCTGTAGAACCATCAAGGTTGAACCCACTAGGCCATCTATACCCAACCACACGGGCTTGCAAGAACGGCTTAATGTTTACAGCATCTCCTTGGTTTCCACCAAGGATCATCAGATTCCCATACTGGTCTTTCCCGGTAAGGAACCCAACGTGACCATATGCAGAAGTCCTCGACCCCCTCCAAAGCACGACAACAGCTCCCTTGAGAGGACCACAGGGCTGCCCCCACCTTTCAAAGCTCCTCGCCATACCAGAGCGAGTGCCCTTGATATCTACGTCTTCCAGCATCGCATTTACAAACCCAGCACACCAAGGGGTCTCGTCGTCCCGGAAAGGCAGTTTTGCCAACTCCCAATAGGACAAGATGCGCTTGCTGTGCTGCTTCCCAGCGATCTCCGTAACCCCAATTTCCTGCCGTGCGTGGCGCAGCCAGATGGGTTCATCCGCAGCAGCGGGTGGGGCGACTCTGTTGCCGGGGTCCTTTCGGAGTTCCGCCAGCGTGATCGGACCTACATAATCCCGTGGACTAAGACCTTTGGAAACCTTAAAGGCTACAATAGCAGATGAAGTAAGGGGACCCAACTTGCCGTCCACGGGTCCGGTTACGAACCCGTGGACTTTAAGTCGAGTCTGGATTTCCTTGATGTTGTTCATCGGAATGTCAGATTCGTGTTATCGGAATGTCAGATTCGTGTTATCGGAATCAGTATTTCTTTCCGGCATCTGCGATGCCCTGACCGAGAACATAACCAGTGACAATCGTAGCAATCCACTGAGAAACCTCAGGGGTCAGTCCAGCTTGATTACCAAACGTGATAAGGGCAGTGCCGATAACGGCAGCCCACAACTTACGAGATTTGAGTTTTTCCATGTTTTTATTGGTTAGTTTCAACATGAATCACATCATGTTGTAAAGACTATGCCCTGATTTACCCATCGGGTCCAGTTGAACCTTGGGCCTTGCCATGCCGTTGAAGGCATCTTTCTCATCTTCCAACAACTGCTTACACGTTCCCCAGTGAAATGAAGAACGCTCTACATCTGCGTTGTCTTCAGCGACGATACCAAGCAGGGCATGTTTGATGGCATTGATATTGGATAGGTAGACAATGTCGGTGTTATTAAGAATCGTGTTAAACTTTCTTTTGAGCAACAGAACAACATGCTTGTCATCCTCGTTTGGATTAGCAAACCTAAACCAACGATAGCGAGAAATCTCGTCCCCTCTCCCCTCTACCAGAGAAAAGCTATCCGCACCGGAGACTAGTT